CTTCCAAGTAGTCTATCTCAGCAGACGAAAGGTTTTGAAGCTCGCTATCTAGAGAGAGGTCACTGAGAAGATTCGCTGCTGATCTTCCTTCAATACCATTCGCAGTAAAACGAGCATACTGATCGTCACTTGGACTGCCGTCGATTTTAACAGCGTTAGTGTCAGCTATTCCAAACGTAAGGGATGCTTGCTTGGCATCTAGTTGAGTTTGAATATTTGATGAAACACCATTGAGATAACCGTATTCAGTGTTTGAGATGTTTCCATTGGCTCCAATTAAAGTAGCACTTAAACGATTAGATGCGGTGATTGCATCTTCGTATTTTCCATCGAGATCAACTGTTACTGTTCCCGCATCATTACGGCTTAAAGTAAGAACTCCGTCTGATGTTCCAAACGATGCGCCAGTTACAAAAGTATTAGTATCGGGGATTACAGTATTATCAACATAATCCTTAACGGCGGCTGAAGTGGGAACACTGGTGTCATTATCACTTGAACTTATCCCCTCTGACTCAGTAACTATTGCGCTTGCTTTGAAGTTATCGACCTCTAGGTTCGATACAGTAACGCTATCAGCATCGACTGCACTGAGGGTAGCGAGAGACCCCAATGATAGGTCACTACGGACATTGCTTGCGGAACGTCCCTCAAGACCATCAGCCGTAAACCTTGCAAACTGATCGTCACTTGGACTACCGTCGATTTTAACTGCATTCGTGTTAGATATACCAAATGTTAAAGTAGCTTGCTTACCATCAAGTTGAGTTTGAATATTTGACGTTACTCCATCTATATAATCGAACTCCGTATTTGAGACGCTACCCGCACTGATAAGGTTTGCGTTTAATCTGTTCGAAGACGTAATCGCATCTTGCTTTGCATTCCAAGTGCTTGCACTGGAAATATAGTTATCATCTATAGCTGTCCCCCCCCATTCTCCCGCCGTGATAGAACCAAGGGTAGTTATGTTGGTCGAGCCAGCAAAGGTGGAGATCGCGGTATTTTCAACATTATTTAAGCTTAAGTCTGTTTTTACATCGCTTGTGGAGCGTCCCTCCAAACCGTTAGAAGTAAACCTCGCGTATTGATCATCAGCTACCGAAGCACTGTCAATCTTTACCGCATTTGTATTTGAGATACCAAACGTAAGAGACGCTTGTTTACCATCAAGTTGCGTCTGAATATTTGATGTAACGCCATCTAAGTAATCAAATTCGGTGCTTGTTACGTCAGTTGCATATAAAGCCTCCAAGTAATCTATCTCATCAGAATCAAGATTTTGAAGTTCTGTATCTAAAGATAAGTCTCCTAAAACTTGAGTCGCAGATCTCCCCTCAAGACCGTTAGCTGTAAACTTTGCAAACTCATCGTCACTTGGACTGCCGTCGATTTTAACAGCGTTTGTGTCTGCAATACCAAAGGTTAGCGAGTTTTGTTTTGCATTTAATTGAGTTTGAATTGCACTGGTAACCCCGTCGAGATAATCAAATTCTGTATTGGATACACTACCTGCGCTGATAAGGTTTGCGTTTAACCTGTTTGAAGAATTTATCGTCGCTTGCTTCGCATCTAATTGTGTTTGGATATTTGACGTTACTCCGTCTATGTAATCGAATTCCGTATTTGATACGCTACCAGCACTGATAAGATTAGCGTTCAATCTATTTGAAGACGTAATTTCGTCTTGGTATCTTCCGTCAAGATCGACGGTTACCGTTGCAGAGTCTGTCCGAGTCAACGTTAGAACTCCGTCATCCGTTCCAAATGCGGCACTCGATACATAAATATTTCCATCGTTGCTATCGACGTAATCTTTAACAGCAGCCGATGTTGGAATCGTTGTGTCGTTATCATTAGAAGCAATCCCCTCAGACTCAGTTACGATTGTTGCAGCCTTGAAGTTATCGACCTCTAAATTTGATACTGTGACGCTATCAGCGTCCACCGCACTAAGAGTAGCGAGAGACCCTAATGAGAGGTCACTACGGACATTACTAGCAGATCTTCCCTCAATTCCATTAGCGGTAAAGCGAGCATATTGATCATCACTTGCGCTACCATCAATTTTAACTGCATTTGTGTCAGCTATACCAAACGTTAAAGTGTTTTGCTTAGCGTTAAGTTGTGTCTGGATTGCGCTAGTCACGCCGTCCAAATAATCAAATTCTGTATTTGAGACACTTCCTGCGCTAATAAGGTTTGCGTTTAATCTATTAGAAGCAGTAATTGCGTCTTGTTTTGCATTCCAAGTGGATGCGCTAGAAATGTAAGCATCTGCTATAGCAGTTCCCGCCCACTCCCCCGCTGTGATAGAACCAACAGTTGTTATATTGCTGGACCCAGGCCAAGTAGATAAAGCCGTGTTTTCGACATTATTTAAACTTAAGTCGGTTTTTACTTCTGAAGTGGATCGTCCTTCTATCTTTGTTCCATCGACTTTAAGGAACTCGTTATCAGCCATTGTGCCATTTGACTGAAGCACATTGTTAGAGGCTATCCCGAAGGTAAGAGTATCTTGCTTACCGTTAATTTGCGTCTGGATCGCACTGGTAACACCGTCCAGATAATCAAATTCCGTATTGGATACGTTACCCGCAGAGATAAGATTAGCGTTTAATCTGTTGGAAGAGGTAATCTCGTCTTGATACCTTCCATCAAGATCAACTGTTACTGTCCCTGCGTCATTACGGGTTAATGTTAAAACTCCGTTGGAGGTTCCGAAAGCCGCACTCGTTACAAAAGTGTTGGTATCAGGAATAACAGTGTTATCCACATAGTCTTTAACAGCAGCCGAAGTTGGAAGGCTTGTGTCATTATCGTGAGAGCTAATTCCTTCTGACTCAGTAACTATTGCACTATCTTTAAAGTTATCAACTTCAAGGTTGGATACAGTTACACTATCAGCATCTACTGCACTGAGTAAGGCTAGTGATCCCAAAGACAAATCACTTCTAACATCAGAGGCAGAACGACCTTCGTAGGTAGTTCCATTTACCCTAACAAAATCATCATCAGAAAGACCGCCAGCACCTACCTTGGTTACATCACCCGCTGAAATACCAAAAGTAATAGTGGAGGGAACATCGCTAGCTAAAGCATAATCTACACCTCCTGGGCCTGTAGCCCTTCCTGCTGTTCCACCTCCAACTAGGTTTCCATTAACGCTCATACGCGCACCCCCGAGCATCGCTGCGGAAGTTCCAATACCTACATGTCCCTCATGAGTTTTTATGGCGAATGGGTAGGTGTAATCTTCTGGGCCAATTTCAATACAATCAGCAGTTACATAACCACCTTCTCCGTTGTGTGCTCTTTTAACTACTATATCACCCTCCAATTGAGCGTTGCCCTTGTTAGGCATAAAGTTCATATTGGGTAGAGGAACCTGCGCGAGAGTGTAGTCTCCAAGAAAATATACGGGAGCACCACTTCCCGCTGCGTTGTTATCAAATCCAACAGGACTATCAATCATCATCGCGTAATACCGAGGCTCATCCACTGGGATTCCATTACCCTCATAAAGCGTAATCGTTTGACCCTCCTGTATCTGCTCTAGTGGAAACTTACCCACTAAACTTCCCTCGTTAGTAGAAAATAAAGCGTTGTCCCCCGCAAAAATAAGCAAGTCCCCATAAGTGCATCTAGAAGGCTTTTGAAGCATAGAAAGAGTGAACTCAATTTTTCCGCTTACTGGCTCAGAATTTCCATCACTATCATAAACTGGTTGGTGATTATGATATCTTAACGCCTCCTTTGCGTCTTCAAAACTTCCAATATTTCCTGTGGGCGGTCCCTCTAATTCTTTATCACTTTCATTTAACCAAGTTCCACTACCATCTTGAACTCTAACTTTCGCTACTTCAGCGGGATTCGTATAAACAAAGTAATCATTTATGTTTCTAGTGCCATCATAGCTAACAACTGTATTTCTTACTCCATAGTTGTTGGTATATTGTCCGAATATATCTTTATTAGCTCTCCTATCAATAGTGACAGATGAACCATCATAGTTCCTAAATCTAGGAAACCTCATGCTTCCATCTGCATTTAAAATACTTATTTCTTGTCCACTAATGAATGGGTCTGCAACTATTTGTGCGCTTGTATTTAATTGCTCCCCCATGGGATTCATTATTTCAAACTCCAGAGTTACATCTGAACTCATGTATATACCACTTCCTGTGGTAGTAGCCGCAAGGTCTCCAGTGTCACCTGAAAAGAAGTTATCAAAATCATGAACTTCTTTCGTGGTAAAAACCCCATCGTAATACCCATAGTCTGTAAAGTCACCAGCGGTTGTGCCGATACCCACTTTTCCCGTTAAAGAACTTCCAGCCCCTTCGTAAACCGCGTAATAAGCAGCCCTGTAACTTTGGTTCCTATCCAAACTAGCATCAGTGAGGGCTACTCCAGCTTTATATCCCGTTCCAGCGCCTCTTATATCTCCAATTGGAGTTGCTCCACCTACGACATATCCCGTGGAGAAAAATATACCGTTTAGATCATGTAGACCTGTAGGTAATGCAGATGTTGATACACCTTGCAAAAATTTTACACTATGCCATCCGCTAGCAGTGGCAATTGCATTATATATACCTACACTTCCAGTTGCTCCAGTAGCAAAATCGTAAGCTCCCGAACCATAAGTCCACGCTCCTTCATCAGCAGTTATATTGAGGACTTGAAATGATGCATCTCCCTTATTAATCATATTACATTAAAGTTATTTGTTCAAGAAATGGCCTATTAAAAGTAAATAATTCATCATAGACCACAAACATTCCTGAGCAGTTATATACAGAATCGAAGTATGCATTTTGGTTGGCTATTCCTCCGTTATTTCCAAGTGCATTTACACACAATTTAAATACTCCAACCTGAGCTAACCCAGTAAATTCATGCCCAGTGGTGGTCACATCGTCTTCTTCAGTTTCCCCATTTGGATAAGTTAAAATAACATTGTAACCCGTAGAGTTTTCAACATTATTCCACATACCAGTAACACTAAAAGTTTGAGAGGCTACATTTGGAACACCCGTGGTTAATGAGTCAATTATAGGCGACTCTAGAGTTGTATAGGTAATTCCGTTAATTTCTTGAGCGACTTGATAACTATAGGTATCAACTTGGTCCTCGATTGAGATATTTTTTTCAATTAAATTAAATTTTCCAGTATTATATTTTGTAGCACTAACTAAATATTGATTTGGTTGTTGCTCCTTAAGAGAAATAACTTTGTAAATAAAAGGGCTTGCATCTTTTATTTCGAATTTAGCTGGACTTCCTAGTTTCACAAATGGAAGCAGGTGTGGTTTATCAAATCCAGAAACCAAACTTCCGTAGGGGTTAAGTCCAGAGGCTTTTAGTTGTGAAGGGGTGCTTAATATTCCACCTGTTACATTCAACACTGAAATTTGTTCTGGAGAACTCCCTGAAATTTCAGCGTTCATGACTCCCTGATATGGGCCAACCATAGTTTCTTGATCAAAACCAGTGAAGGGGACGAATGACCCCCTTCTATCGCTGACGGTTCCGTCCCACGTTGACAAAAAGTTTCCTCCAGATATGTCACCAGTATCAAAAGAAAGTAATGTTTGGTTCCCAGTGTAAGGAGAGATAAAATCTCCAGAGTATGAAAGTCTTTGAGAACCTGATGCAAACACCCAACCAGTTACGCCAGTTTCAAAGTAAATTTCCGTTTGCCTTCTTGGTCCTCCTCCTATTCCAGTGGTAAATCCCGAATAAACAGCATATTGTTCATACCTTTCTTCTCCGTTACCTTCTACAGCGTCAGGGAAACCTTGTATATATCCCGAAAAACCGTAGTCACCCGTATAACCCGCCCATGTTTCCGTTCCAGCCCCAGTTAAAGTGAAACTAGCATATCGAGTTCTATGAAGTTCTGCAAATTGATCTATATCCTGAATAGTGTCTCTTCCCGTAGGATTAAAAATAGTAAGCTTACCCGTCATTGTAGCCTCAGAGAAGGTATTACTTAATCTGATGGTTTCTTCTTCAAGATTTACAGCCAACACCTTACCAAAGTTAGCTTTATTAGTTTTCAGTTCATCCTCAATAATAACTAGATCCCCAGGCTGACATAAAAGAGTTTCCAATCCTGCGGTAAATGCAACGGTTTGATTTTCCTCAATAGAATGAAACATTTGATGCTGTCCCATTCTTCTGGCCATAGCTCTGGAAGTAATTCCTACTCCTTCTATCCTTTTTTTGAATATACCTCTTTGTTTAATGTCATCCTCATCTTCAATAACCTCAACCTTAGGAGAAAAGTTATCAAAGCGATCTCTAAACCCGACTTCAATTGTATTGTATTGTTCGTCGCGGCGATTATTAGAATAAAAAAACAATCCATCTTTTACTGACTCGTTTGTAAAAAGGTTAACTGGTCTTCTGGGTCTATCATCTACAAAATTTATTTCAGAATTACCAAAAAATACTCTACCTCTAAATAGGCCAGCAATAGTATTAATCGCATCATAAATTTTTTGCCCCTGATCGAAAACAATATTACATGAGAATCTAGGTTCTCTTCCTCCACGCCCATCGGTAACTCCCTCAAAATAACCATTATCATCTACTGCATCGCAAAATCTCCCTATCTTGTATAACTGCCATTTATTAATGGTGTTTACATCAATATGCGCCCCCATTCCATATCGTTGATTAGTCAAGAGATCATATAAAATCCATGCAGGATTATCTGTCCATTGCAACTCTTCATTCCATTCGCCATCCCAGTCACCGTCATAAACAAGCAGGGATTCAGGGTTCTTAGCTTTTGTATAATAATAAGATCCTCTTTGCGAATTAGCTGCCCCCAGCGCTTCGTCCCCGACATTCTTAAAGTATCTTTTATCAACACCACCTATTGTTGGATAATAATTACTTGGAACTTTTACCTTCTTGAGTTTTAGGTCATAACTTCTTCTAGGAATTGCTCCGAATGCTCTAGAATCTAATTTAGTTCCAATAATTGCGGAGAAAGGGTAAGGTAGGTTTACTTCAATAATTTCTGTTACTTTATTAAGTGCAACTTCCTTACTCAACAAAACAGAATTAGTTTCAAAGGATAACTTAGTTACCCTGATATAACGTTCTTCAACACTATCTTGGTCAATTGTCCCTGCCTCAATACCTCTTTCACCATCCGCTGTTAAGACCTCATTATGTTTAATGCTGACAGGTGGTAATTCAAAAGGCATCCACAATCTATTTCTTCTTTCGTCTTTATTTAATCCAATTACAAAATCCCTATCACTTTTTTGATTTCTTAAATCGGGATTACCTATATCAATTAGAGTGTCTCCTTCGATGAGGGCTACAATTCTATAATGATAAGTTCTAAAGGGTTCTTCTTGCCCTCCCATCTTATCAATTGTGCCTGTTTCAACTTTTATATTCAATACGGTTGGAAAAGTAGTTCCCACTTTTAAGTCGGCGCTACTGTTACCTCCTACGTTGTCAACCTCAGTTACCAAAGTGTCCCTCAAATTCGAAACATTTAATGTAATAAAACAGGACTTTACGTTAGGATTGTATATAGTATGGGTTGCTGGGATTGCTTGTTCATCCCATCTAATCAGAGAGTTATTTGCCCACGATGAGTAATCTCTAGTGTCTCCTCCCGCATCTACTCTTTCATCATCACTACCTTCATTAAGAGGTAACTTAGTGTTACTATCTAAATCTAAGTTATAGTTATCAGCATCTTTCGTCAAAACCTTGCTCCTTGTGAGCATGTCTGTATTTGGATTTATTCGTTGGGGGAAGATTTTAGCCTTTGATGAGAAAGGACCAAATAATTTAGCGTTATAAGGGTGGTCTATAAAAACATGCTTGAAATAATTTAACGGTAATTGATCTTCTTCGCCCTTTCTCACTTCAGCAAGAACATTGCTAAAGTTATATTTCAAATTACTAGTTTCAAATTCATTGACATGATGGACTTCCCTTATCTCCCTAGTATAACGAAGTTCTTTGATATCCTTTAAAGCGTCCTTAACTTTCTTTGGAACAGCTACGGTATAAGATCTCGCAAACTCCCCTTGACCACATCTTTGTTTAGTTCTCCACTGAAGGTGTTTAAATTGATAAACAATGAAGCCGTGCATCTTTCCATTCATTATTCCGTTAGAGTCAACCTCAGGACATGTAACGTCTGCAAATCTAATATCCGCACTTTTTAGCACTTTTTCTAAATTCCAACCCTGCCTTTGCCCATATGAGTAAGTTCTCATTGGTGCAACCTCTCCGTTTTCTAACACGGTCTTACCAACTAATTGGGAGTTGAAAGATTCTACCCTCACAACTACATGGCATTTTCTTCCATTACTTTTTTCCAACCAATTGGTAAATAATCCATTACCTGCACCAGCCCCAGGATGTAATTGACTACCGTTCCAATTAAGTCTGCTTAGCGCCATTTCCGCAAGTTGGCGTTGATAGATATTAGCGTCAGGATTTAATGGATCATTATTATTATTCCATAGATCAATAATCGTCTGTATGTCATTGTAGACCATCTGCTCAGAGGCATCCGAAGTCTTTTTCCAAAGTTGTCTAGACCAAAAACCTCCTCCTGAGCGGTGACCAAAACCAAAAAAGAATTTTGTTGAAGATCTTAACGAGTTAGTATCAAGCCAGTAAAGTTTTTCAAATCGGCCTACTGGCTTATTGCGAGCCGAATAACGAGCGTTTCCTTGGCTATTAAGATTCAAATCATCACGACGATTTCCATTAATAAACCAATAATATCTCTGGTCAGTGCCTCCATCATATCTAATGTAAGCTCTCACCATCGTGAGATATTTACTTTTACTTTTTGGGTCTAAGTGCTTACATCTGTTGGACTTTCTTCTCCATCTCAATAGAAACATTGAAACGTGGGGGTCTGTCATTTTTTCCCCAGTTAAATAATTTCCCCTGCTTCCATTGATTTTTAAGGTGCTAATATAACCACCTCTGCTATGTCTTTTCTGTTGATTAAGAGCTTGAAAGAATCTTCTACAGCTTTTAACTCCCGTGCCTGAAGAACTATCTAATGTAGCAGGTCGAATTTGAAGAACTTCTTGTTCAGTCTCAGTCCTTTCCTCAACCATTGGGTTGTCTTCATTAGTTATGGAAACTGCAACAGGTGTATCATCAAGATAAATACCTTGGAAGATTCCATCTGCATCCTGAACGACCCCGTATTTATTACACAACCCCTCGATAGGCCCATCACTAACCAAATCTAAAGTTTCTGCATAACTAAAGGAAGAGCCATATTGCAATTCACCCAATACGGGCGGTTTATAAATAGGCGGTTCAGGCTCTTGGTTCTTTCCCCCTCCTGCTCCCGCAATAGCTATCTTTTTTAAAATATGACTCATGATCTTCCAAATCTCTGATCAGTTACTTTATTTGTTCGTAAGGAAGCATTGGTATCATTCAAAGCTCCCAGTCCTGGGTTAAGTGCGTCCCTAGTTTTTTCGCTTCGTGGGAATGACTTAATACTTGCTTGTATAACCTGCGATCCCACTTTAAGTCTCCCATATCCAACTGGAACTGCTGCTCCTTGAGTGGCAACATTTACGGTATTGGTAAAAATTAAAGATTGGGTAGAGGCACCCGCTGTAATTTCTAATTGCTCTACCTCTGGTTTTGGAGTGAGTGCGTATGATATGGCTGCAAATAGAACAGCTTTAGCAATAGCCGCCAGAAATGTTCCGCTTCCCAAAAAACCAATAATAGCGCTAGCAGCCGCTACAAGACCACTACCTGTTATCGCAGGAACTAAATCAATAGTTTCGGGGTCTCTGTGGTTTTCCATCTCAGTTGAACTATGAACCCTTTGTTTGTTAATAATTATTTCATACAGAAATCCCTCCTTCTGGAGTTCTATAATCCTAGCGATGAAATCCCTCCTGTTTGCATCAATAGCATGTAAAATATCTTTGGGGTTTTCGACACGCATACTAAAGGTGTCCCCAAACTCTCTCGCCAAGATTCCATGTAACATTATCTGTGTCATATCAATTCCTTAATCCGTTCTAATATATTTACATTCGCCTCAACTGTTTTGGGTGTATAAATATTTATTTTTTTTGTATTTAAACTGTATATTAAAAACGGCTGACAACAATTATCTGCCATTTTGATATCAAATTCAGATGCGGTTTCATCTCCGACTATATGACTATGGAAAATAGCCACCATTTCATATTGATCTTTAAACAATAAATAATTAAGTGGATTTATTAAAAAGTGAGTGGAGGGATTGGGAGCTATGTTTTCCTCATGTTGAATGAGATAAGTCTTTTCTTCAGAATCATAGCCCACAAAGCCACAAATCTCTTTTGTGAAATGCTTTCGGGAAACCTCTTTAATGTATTTTATGAGTTCCTTTGGGTTTTTAATTACTTTTATATCCTTCATGCTAGCTTGATAAATTAACCCTCCTACCGTAACTAAATCCATCTGTTCCTGGGAATCCTCCAAAGCGTGGATTGGCTGGAGTTGGATTAGGAACTGATTCCAATGTTCCTTCATAATAGGTTTCACTTCTTCCCGTGAATTGACCGCTACCTGTTAAATGAAAACCTCCTGTGTGTATGTCAATCATCCCAATGTCTGTTGTAGAGGGGATTAATCCAGTTGTTCCATCCCACCATGCAACAAGACTGTCTTTCGCATATAGCAATGGAGCATGTTCTCCTATTAGACCGTCCCCCGTGCCACCAGTTAAGGTAGAAAAAAGACCAGTGCATTCGTAATAATTAGTAGGAACGAAAGGAAGATTGCTATTAATATCAGGTGGAGTCAGAACAGGTCTCCTTAAATAATCTCTTTCCTGTTCGTTTAATGCCCTGTTCCACAATGCCCACGTTGCCAACTGTCCATTCATGGATGAGACCTGCATAGATTCATTATTCTCATATCCATTTCTGGTTGTAAAATATTCTACCGCCCCAAGCATAAAGGTCTGAGGAAGAGCGTTACTTCCAGCATCCCAAGTCATACCTGTCCTCTCGGCATAACTGGCGAAATTACCAAGGTTATTAATTAATCTCCCCTCATCTCTTCCTTCCTCGTTGTATTCCATGCCGCCATCGACATATATCTTCAAAAGAGTATCTTCATCTACGCCTTGTCCATTAAGAAAAACAGCGGTTCCAGTCTGGTGAGTAATAATATAACAGTGCCAACGCGAGACAGTCCTATCAACCCTCTCGCAAGAATGTAGTTGGTCACTCCGAAAAGCGGTGTTACTACTGCTTGTCTTATTAATGACATAACTAACATAGTCAGCAGAAACGGTATTTAGATCAAAACCTGCAAGGCTATTTCCCCTATTTGAAGTATCTACTCCTATATTTAAATACCTTGCGCTTGGCCAACTACCATCATCTTTTTGCGAAGTGCTAAAAATACCAGCGCCCAAAGGAGAAGCTTCATTAATATTAACCCAACCCAGTATTGTCCACTCCCCTGTAGGGGTAAGGGTTCCTGTGATATCTGCTTCAGTTGTATGAAATAATCCTGTAGAACTAGGAACTACGCGACTTTCAGCGCTCTCTGCTCCAGATATTCTAACTGTAGGAAAAGTTTTTTGTTCTGTATCTCCTGCAATCAGAACGTTCTTATCGAATGTATTAAATCTTTTTTTACATGCGTTTAACTTTTTAGAGCACCCATCTTTTTGCCAATAGCTGGGGTTTTTCTCTGGATGTTGTCCTATATTGTCATCTTTAATAGAAACATATACGGTTTTTAAAGGGACTCCAGATTCGTTTATGTCTTCCTGTAACGGGGGAACGAGAATACTTGGACTCTCGACCCATACCATTCCACTCTTTGGGTAAACTCTTCCATCACTCCATTTTGCGGCAGGATCGAATAAAAAATCAACGGGTGAATTAGTCCTGCCCGCCGTGGCGTTTGCAGGAGAATCATAAGTGGGGACAATCCTATTTCCCTCCGCATCTAAAAACGGAGATCCATCTTCTTTTTCAATGGGTTGCCCCTGATACCTGCAACCCTCGCCCCGATACTGCCAGTAGCAAAATTTAGAAATTACATTTCTTGAATTTACGGTAAAATTTTCTAGGTCAAGCGGCGAATTAAGTTCGAATTCAACAAATAATTTTGATTCTTGCGTTTTTCTTCCCATTAACCATGTTTCATTTGCTAATTCTGCCTTAGAATCAGCGATGCCAAAGGGGTTTCCTCCATCAAAATTTGAATCATCAAGGAATTTAACCTGAACTTTCTTTCTTACAATCTTAGCATTTATTAAATCCTTATTGTTTTGCAGGAAGTTAGTAATAAGATTGTTTTTATTAGATACCCTGAGTTTTGGTCGAGGTAATTTACCATCACCCAAAATGTCAAAACCCTCAGTTTCCATTGCCAAAGGGAGATATTGAACCCCCTGCCACTTAACCGACTGGTTATAGAGAGCACCTCCATGAAACCCCAGAAATAAGGTAGGTTTGTTTATTCTATCAGGAAAAATCCTAAACAGTTCTAACACAGCAGTTGGCTGTAAGTCCAATAAACTCTGTGCTACTTTATTTTTTCCTTCTGCCGCCATGTTTAGATTTACACTTTTATTATTATATAATATAATAAAGATGTGAAAATTACACAGTTAAAACAGGACGACTTTAAGCTTTGGCCTTATTTCATAGATTTCTTTATCAAGTCTCAACCATATGATTTAACAAAGTTGCGAAGCCCTCATTTAAAAAGAGAAAAAATTAGAAGGACGTTTGAGTTTTACATGAAAAATTGCATCACTTACATGGCTGAGAATGATTCAAAAATTGCGGCGGCTGTTTTTTTAGACCCATCGAAATCCTACTTCGATGTAAGTTTCCTTTTTGGAATTAGAGAAAACTTCTCAAGCTCTACCTTGATAACCGCACTTCACGATATTTTCGATAAAGCCATAACAACATACAATAAAAACTACATTAAAAGCGAAATAAGGAGAAAATACAAAGTAGAGACTTATAAGAAATGGATTGAAAGATACGACAAAACAGCCATAATATTTAATGACCCACCAAATACTGTAGTTTGGTGTAAAAGTAACCGTATGAATGCTAAATTTAAAGTAGTAGGCACTAATAATACTACTGAGCACCTGATAGAGAAAAAAGCTTCTCTGGGAAAGGTCTACCCTGATAAAAACAATCCACCTTCTAGACTCAGAGAACTTATCTTTGAAGATGGAATTTACATTTTAGATGAAAAAAAGGTTGACTTTCTTGCGGATCGTGTTTTAATTCACGGGTTCCTGTCCGATAATCAAAACAACGTGGGCAGGGTAGCACTTGAATTCATACCTCAAAAATGAAAAGTAAAGCCACTCTTTACAGAGTATACAATCGCAAAGGAGAATACCATCATGCCTATAGCCCCTCTTTAGAAGGAGCGTTGGTTTGGGCCATCGACTGCGCTAAAACAGTCAACGGTTCAGTCAGAGAGGTCTTTGAAGATGGGACCGAAAAAGAAGTTTTCACCTTCAAAAAGGAGGCAAAATGTTCGCGCTAATTAAATCTATTTTCAAATCTTTAGAACTTTTTCTTAGTTTAAAAAATAAAAAATTTTATTATGACTTATACTGGCAGCACAAAGAGACAGAGCAAGAGCTTATTTACCAAATTGAAGAGCTTAGGGAGAGTGGGGATAGCAACGATGCTGATCGGGCTGACCTCCTGCGTAAGCAACTCAAATATGAGCGTGAACAATTTGAACATATATCAGCCTTCTACTCTAAGGCTCAAGAAGAATAGTCCTATTCAAACAATAGATGGAGTCTATACCCCTCAAACTGATGAGGTGTGGCACTCTGATGCTCGCTATAGGAGACTCGAAAGAGAAATTTATTCCAAATAACGAAAAAATTTAATTGACCCGTTGCCTCGCGTAGACCTGGAGGATTACTATGAGAATTTCATGGGAACAATACGCTTTAAATATAGCTAAAACTGCCTCTGAACGAAGCGAAGACCCCTTCATGAAGGTTGGCGCATGCGCTTTAAATAAAGATAATATGGTCTTAGCTGTTGGCTATAATGGTTTAGCTACAGGAAAAAAAGTAGATAAATACTTTTGGGCGGTAAGGCGAGATAGGAGACCTTACATGATTCATGCAGAAGCTAATTGTTTAAGCTTGGTGAAGAGGGGAGAGGTGGAATTATTAGCTGTTACTCTTTTGCCGTGCGCTTCATGTGCTACTTTAATAGCATCTTATAATATCCCTAAAGTTGTTTATGGCCAAGAATATGAACGAGACATGAAGGCTTTAGACATTTTTGACTTTTATAACATAGAATGTGTAAAATTGAGTTGACAAAGATGAAAAAACTGTAATAATAGACAAATATGAAGAAATTAATTCTTACAACACTACTGATGGGCGCTGCTATGGTTGGCGCAGTTAAAGCCACCACTCTCGCAGATGTCTCTGTAGAAGGTGGTGTTTCATACAGCACTCTTTCCACTAGTGGAGGAGTCGGAATCAGAGATGACGCATTTAGCTATTCTCTCACACTCTCTGCTCCAGTAAAAGCGGGAGGGACTGCTTCAGTTGGCATTGACATTTTCGATGTTGACGGAGGCTATGAACAAGACATTTCCTTGTCTTATTCCAGAGGTATTAGTCTTTTAGGTCAAGACCTTGAAGCTGACTTCTACTTCCAAAGGATTGATTCTTCCTTTGGTGGTTGGGATGAAGTCGGAGCAAGCCTTACTTACAGTCACGCCCTTGCAGATCTTACAGCTACTCTATGGCATGAAGTAGGCGGTGGTTCTGGCGGTGCATATGGAGTAGAGTTTATTCTTTCTCGCGATATTGACACTCCAGTAGACGGTTTAGTATTGACACCTTTTGCTGGACTTAATCTTGCTGATGAATATACAGCTTTTGAAGCTGGCTTAGCGGCCTCTTACAAAATCACTGAAGCAGCTTCTGTTTTTGTAAAAGGAGGTTATAACGATAACGATCTTGATTCTTCTAGCGCATACAGCTTAGATAATGAGTGGTCGATTGGAGCAGGAGTTTCATACAAATTCTAATAACTCTACGTTTTTAAAAAAGTAAAAGAAAAGCCTCCCGCAAGGGGGGCTTTTTTTGTATCCCGTGTAAATAAATAAACATGGAACCTGAAAAATCTATTTTAAAAGAGTTTTTAAACGGGGGTTGGCTTGTGCCATTGGTTGGCGCAGCAGCAATGTTTGCAAGGCTATTATCGGGGAATAGTGGTCTTTCATTAAAACAACAATTTAAAAGAGTGCTTACGGCGGCTATAGCCGCTGGAATTGCTTGGTTTGTATTAGAACAAACAGACGTATCCTCACTTACAAAAGCGATCACTTATGGTATCATTGGTGTAATTAGCCCAGAAGTAATTAGCGGTATCGTGCGATTAGGGGAAAAATTCGCCAAGAACCCAGAAAAATTTATTAAAAAATGAGACCTAAGTTTATTGTTTATTGCCTAGCGGCAATTTGTTTAACGTTTGGCTGGAGAGGCGCTACTCTCACAGAGGATATAAATAAGACCCTAGCAGAAAACGCTCGTCAATCAGAGTCGTCCATCATGGAGATTGGAATGTGCTTTGATTGGTATGGTGTAATTATCGTAGACTCTGTTATAAAAACTTCGCATGGTATTATATCTCCCAGTGAAATGGTTGAGGTTCTAGAGGAGGAAAGAGCAAATAAAGATGAATATCTAGAGGGCTACAAGAAAGATATTACTCCCGATGAGACCGAGTATGCAGATTTTGTTTTTGAGCAAGAGGAGAAAATAAACTCTTATGTTAGTCAATTGATTGAGTGGGGAAATAAAGAAGAAGTTGATAGCATTAAAGCTTCTATTCCTCACATGTATACGATGACCGATCCAACTATCGAGGCTATCAATAACATTATGGATACTAAGATGTATTATAATGAAAGAAAGTCTGAGGAACTACATGAAAGAATACATAATTTTAGAGACTTTATGATTCTGGCTATTGTTTTATCGGTTGTAATGTCAATATGTGCGTCATTTAGTAGGAGGTGTAGATGAATTTTAAAGGAAAAAAAGAGGTAGTTAAGGCAGTCCAAAAGATTTTGGGAGTTTCTGCGGATGGTGCAGATGGTCCCGTTACATGGAATGCTATCTTAGCCAAACTCTCCACAAAGGAAACTACTGCGCCCAAAGGAACCATTCCTGAAAAAATGGTTTCATTAGCAAGGGAAGAAATAGGGGTATCTGAAGTGGATGGTAGTAATTGTGGGCCAAGGGTAGATGAATACAAAGCGGCTACATGGTTAGATGCTGATAAGGGATGGCCGTGGTGTGCTGCTTTTATTTGTTGGTTAGTCAGGGAAGCCATAGAGGGAGAGGATGTGTCCTTTAAACGTCCCAGAACCGCAGGAGCGTGGGACTTTGAAAACTGGGCTAAACAAGAATCAAATAGAGGAATAGAATTGCGTAAACCTACAAACGAAGATATTAAAGCTGGCGATATTGTTGTGTTTACTTTTTCTCATATTGGAATCGCGGTAAAAGACGTAGATTCAAGCGGTTATGTAGTCACCATTGAAGGTAATACTAATGGTGCTGGCAGTAGAGAGGGTGGTTCTGTCCTAGAAAAAAAACGTCACGTTTCAAAAATTCGCAGTAGAATAAGAATTCTGTAGATTAACTTTACCTTCCCACTATAATAGGGAAATGGAGAAAGTTAACATTAAGGTTAGTCGTCACGACATCTTTAATTATGTTGTTGGTCATTCTGTCTTTGACCCAATTGAAAAATGCATTGACCCCACAAGGTATGAAGTCTTGGACGGTTTTATTTACGATTCTAAAACGAAGCAACAGATAACACAAAGTCACGAATACCAGAGGTTTTGTTGGGAGGTAAGCAAACTTAAGCAGTTTACCGAAAAAATGAATAGGCGCGAAATTGAAAGCGTCTGCGAAGAAATCGAGGAGATCGCTCCAACCTACGTTTTACTTTAATATGGCTAAAAAAACAACATCAGTATATTCCCTTAAGAAACAAAAGAGGAATAAAGGGGTTCACGCTAAAAGCAAAAGCTCTAATAATAAACAAAGTAAGCTCTATAAGAAAAAATATAGAGGGCAAGGTAAGAAGAGATGAACTTAGTAAATGACATACCGATTACCACAGATGATTACGATCATATAAATTGTATTGTCGAGATTCCTAAGGGAACCAATACAAAATACGAGTATGATGAGAAATTAAATATATTTAAATTAGATAGATGTTTAGTTTCTTCCCTAAAATATCCGATTAATTATGGTTTTGTCCCACAGACTATTGCATTGGATGATGATCCACTTGATGTTTTAGTTTTTAATCATGACCCTATTGATAGGGGTAGTTTAGTTTCGTGTAGGGTTTTGGGGGTATTGGGTTTTGTTGATGGTGGGCAAATAGACAATAAAATTATTGCCGTTCCACACTGGTCACCCATAGAAAAATATAAAACAGTTCATGATATTGAGTCTTCGCACCTTAAGATATATAGGCAATTTTTCAAAATATACAAGATAGACAGAGATTCTGATACCAAAGTGGGCGATTGGAGGTCTAGAAATGTTGCCCTCCAAATAACAAAAGATTCTTATGAAAGGTGGAAAAAAGCCAATAAAGAAAGATTTCAAGAAGAGTGGGCTGACAGAAATTTTTGGCAAAAAATGAGAAACTCAAGCCACGTTCAGCCCGATTAGGTGTAAATAAGGACATGGATACTATTCTACAACTAGTTCAGGATAACCCTTGGTTTGGTGTAGTTGCGTCTGTTATCGCTCTTGCGTCAGCAGTTGCGGCTGCAACCCCTACCCCTAAAGAGGGGACTTTTCTGTCCAAATTATATAAATTAATTGATTGGGCGGCTTTAAATATTGGGAAAGCCAAGCAGAAGTAAGTCTACAGATTTGTCTTAGGACTCAAGCTCTAGACACCTCCATCCTTGGATGGGGGTTTTTGCTCTATATTATGCTTGAACAAATTCGTTGTTGAGGTAATATATTCTTATGATTTCAAATAAGGCCAAAGGCTTATCGGGTTCCACCCATGTAGCCCACACCCAAAAACTAATAGACGAATCTACAGAGAGATATCACCACTCCTGTCTCTCTGCTGGCCTAACCATAAAAAAGACTGGTAAGGTTCAAGATATAGGTCATGTTGATTTCGTGGTAAATGGAGAAACCGTCGATTTAAAAGGATTAAAAAACTCAACGCGGGAGGGTAAAATATTATTGGAGTTTCTAAATGTGAATGGAAAGACAGGGTGGTGTAACGAAAATGGCACTCCCCTCTGGATAGCTTTTGATTTTGGGGCTTTCTTTCTTCATGCAAAAAATGTAGATTTATATAACCTAGCGAAAGAAAAATGCAATCTACGAGAAACTGTTAGTAGGGTCGATTCATGCCTTTATAAAGGATATAGACGCAAAGGAAGAAAAGATATGATGTCTATGGTTTTACTTAAAGATGTTTTAGATAACTGCGAGCACTGGTTCTTACCCTATGCCAAGTATCATATTCCCTTAGAGCAGGTTTAAGGATAATTTCTGAAGTCCCCTGTTCCTTGATAGCTAAAACCTGCGTCATAAGGTTCTATCAATAATCCCGTGGTTACTGGTGCGTTTCCTGTCCAGCTTGTATGAAGCTCATCAACTTTGCGATTATACTCTTTTATTAAGTGCTGTTCAAACCACCCACCGTTTAGAGATAAACCACCACTTAGTGTATACATTCCTGTTACCTCACTCCTAAAGGTGGCCCAGTCCCCCGACCCCGATGAGTGACTGTAGTGAATTTCTCCTAGTAAATCTAACGGCATACCTCTTAAGTTACACTTTTTTCAAGAATCTGGAAAAAATCTCTTGACGGGGATTTCATCTGCATTATAATGACAACGTGTTAACATGGATATTAATTATTACCGCCTGGATAGCGTTCATGCTTTTACTGTGCCGCTTCTTAGGGATTAACACCGACCAAGAACGTGAACTCCTAGAGAAAGAAAAAGAAAAGAAATGAAACCAGAACTATTTAGAATGCTGAAGTCTGCCGCTGAAGCAGATAAAAGCAAAGCTCTACTCAGCCTCGAAATCCTTTCAGAGAACCCCGCTGGCATTGGCGACCACTCTACCAGCGACTTCTGGGATAATGCAAATGAGGCTCTTGAATTGCTAGTGTCTGCTGACGACAGACTAACTGCCTTGGCAAAATACTTTCCTGAGCAGGATATGGCGCATCAATCGACATTATTCTAGAATGTGTCGAAAAAATAAAAATAAATCGACATGTCTAGGTTTGAGTCTATTATTCACCTGTTGCTTTTCGTGTTTGCTTTTTTTATGTTAATGATTTTCCTTTCTAAGTAATGGCAAACTACACAAAAATACTCCATATCTCAGTATCAATCATAGCCGCATTAACAGTGGGGGTTTTGTTATCCCTTTTTATTGGTGTGGTCTCTTTGGTTGATTCATTTTTTAAATTTCCTGTGCAAGTTTATCGCAATCTTCAACAGCAAGAAAAACTGCGTAGACTTTCACAAGTTTTCACCCCTACTCCAGATCAGGAAAATATTTGGGATAAACATATCCGTAGAATGGAAGAGAAGAATAAACACAATAGTAACCATGAATAAAAAAGATTTAATTGAAGCTTTGGGGGCAGGAGTTGCCTTCGGAGTAATAGTTTATTGTTTCATGATGGTCGCCATCCACTTCATCGACATAGAGTCGGAGACTGAAATGTTGATGCCCGATTTTAATGACCTAGATTACAAGGTTCTGCCACAAGAGGGGGGCGCACCAGTTAAGCCGATGCCCCTACCGATCCAGCAAGAGGGGTTTGATCTCGCCATGGTGACGTTCAAATATGAGATCAGAATACAAAATAGCTATGACGATGAGATGTTGGAGAAGACTGAGACTCTTGATCAAGCAATAGAATATATTTTAGAGTATTCTAGATTTCATGATGACCTATATGTATATGATTTAGAAACAAAAGAATTAATGATTGACTCTGCGACTGTTAATGAGACAATGAGATCTCTACAGACAAAAGAGCAACAGTTGATTGAAGCGGCCCAATACCCCCAAACATTTTCTGATGTTGAAATTTTTAACTTACTAGTAGACTAATGAATAAAAAAACACTAATCATTCTATCCTGTTGTTTTATTTTAACCCTCTTCTGTGTTAGCCTAATACTGGCAAATAACACGGAGACTAAGGTTGATAAAATAACAGTCACTTACGAGAATAAAAAACAAAAAGAATTCCCAGTGACAGTAACTCTCACCAAATATCAACTGTGCAAAATGTTAGAAACACTTGAGGAAGAGAGAGGTTATGGTCGTCCTGCTGACCCACAAGACAGCTTCACCTACACTTCAATTGCCAAAGGCAATCAACACTCCGAACAATACAGCATCTCCTCGACTCATTTAGCTAAAAAACCACTATCAGATGATTGAGGTTTCGCTCTCAGACAAACAGCTAAAATGGTGTAGGGACCATGCCCAAAAAATAGTGGATTATTACGGCGGTAATAACACGCTAGGGTCTGGTTCCTACAACCACAATAAAATAAGTAGTAATTTAGTTGGCGTTAAGTCTGAGGTTGCAACTACAGTGTGGCTCAAAAGACACATTGATAATAGGGGGATCACCCCCAACTTCGTTGATTTTAAAAATAAAAAATTAAAGGGCGATTTAGATATAGTAGGTAGGTGCATAGAAATAAAAGGTCTACGACCTCACCAGTGGGATGATTTCAAGAGATGCATCCCCCCAAAACAATTGAAGTCTTATGTCAGAGATGACGCTATTGTTGTTTGGACAACGACAGCAGGAGACACAAAAGATTTTAAAGTAATACTACAGGGATGGAACTATGCTAAAGACGTAGATGATAACGGGGTCTATCGCAAAACAATTTGCGATAATATTTGGTTAAAGGAAGACTCCCAAATGAGAGACATGGAAAGTTTAATAAAAGAATTAAAATGAATACCAAAGAACTGCTTAAACTTCACGATGATACCTGCAAAGCTTGCAGGGTAATCATGCAAAAGAAAAACAGCGATTACACTGGTGGCAAGGGTGCTACCGATCCCTTCGCTAATTTTAATGCATCCAAGATACTGGACATCCACCCTGTGCAGGGTTTGCTTCTCCGTGTAATCGACAAAATAAAAAGAATCTATTCGTTCACCAATGACAGTGAATTATCTGTCCCAAATGAAACTGTAGAAGATGCTTGTGATGATATAGTGAACTATGCTATATTAGCTAAAGCAATGCTTTTAGAAGAGAGAGGTTCGACAAAACGCTTGACGGAAGAACAGGAACTTCAAGGAGAAAAACGCATTGATATCATTGGACGTAATGGCAATGATGGGTTACATTACTCCCAGATCGAAGAAGAGAACGCTAAATAAACATGAATATATTTGCAGTAGACACTGACCCTAAGACCGCCGCACAACAGTTGTGCGATAAGCACGTTGTTAAAATGATTTTAGAATCAGCGCAGATGCTCTGCTCTGTGTTCCCGAATGGTGACGCACCATACAGGAGAGCATTCTACAATCACCCTTGCACTAAGTGGGCTAGAGAGTCAGCAGAGAACTACGAGTGGTTGCTAGACCATGCTTATGCCATGTGTCAAGAGTATACCAGACGCTATGGTAAGGTTCATAAGTCTCTAGATGCTATCGGGTGGTGCGGATCTAATTACCACAAACTAAATATACCACGCAAAGGGTTGACTAAATTCGCACAAGCCATGCCAGAACAATACAAAAACGATTGTTCTGTTACTGCTTACAGGTCATACTATAACGGAGAGAAAGCTTACTTTGCTAAGTGGAGTAAGAGAGAGACACCATCTTGGTTCCATGCTTAAAGACGGAGCTTTAATACTACACGGCTTAGAGGATGCTGTAGCGGGGGTATCGGACGGCGGGTTGTTAATTTATGACTACAACAAGGTGGTTAAGGTTTTTGAAAAGCAGGGAATGACTGTGGAGGAGGCCGTTGAGTGGATTGATTATAACGTAATGGGTGTGCAATGCAATGGAGAGGGATTTATTATGATGTATGAACATTTAAATTAATTTTAAATGAAAGAAGACCAGCTAAATCTATTTAATATCAATGATTATGATCTGGTTTTTCATTTAGACCCCGATGATCCCAATACCAAAACCTGCAAAATCTGTGGAACAACAAAACCTTTAGAGCAATTTCCAAAACATTGTCATTACGCTGACAATTTAGATGTTAGGTGTAGAACTTGTATAAAAGAACACACGGAGTTAAGAAATTATTTAAAAAAAATATCTCCACCTCCTCCAGAACGGTGCGAGTGCTGTGGAGAAAAGTCAGACAAAAGCCTTCACTTAGATCACTGCCACACTACAAAAGAGTTTCGTGGCTGGCTTTGTGAGTCATGTAATACTGGACTTGGCAAGCTAGGAGACAACCTTAAGGGAGTTCAGAAAGCAGTATCTTATCTAAAAAGAGTCGAGAGCAAACAAAACGATGCAGGATGATTTTTTAAATTTTTTTAAAGCCGCCATAAAGGTGAGGCAAGATGATAGTCTTTTGAACAAAGATCACTTGTTGTTTTTGCGGATACCTAAAAACGCTAGCTCATCCATTATGCAGGTTCTAGGCACCCGAAATATAGTAAAAAGGTATGAGTCGGAGTTAACGGAGAAGTTAGACCATAACATCTATAAGAAAGTCTTTGATGTAACTCATGCTCGCCCAGAAGAACTTCGGTCTGTCATAAATCCTCTTGAGCTTGATTGTTTTTCTTTTGCTGTTGTAAGAAATCCTTGGGATAGGGTTGTATCTATGTATCACTTTGGCAAAAAACTAGGTTTAGCCTACTTGTTTGGCTTAAAAAACGATTTATCTTTTAGTGGTTTCTGTAAAATTCTGAAAGATAGAGAGGGAGACCCTTTCTTTTTGCCCGTTTTCAAGCAGACAGAGTGGACAAATACTTCTTTGGGGTTAAACTGCATATTAAAATTCGAAAATCTCAGGGAAGACTACAAGTCTATGGTAGAAAAAAACAATATCTCTTGTGTTTCTTCTGATCTGCCTCACACCAATAAGAGTAAGCACTCGCATTATAAGGATTACTTTACTATTGAGGATAAAAAGTTAATTAAATCTATCTTTGAAGAAGACTGCGACACTTTTAGATATAGTTTTTAACTACATTACTCCCCACACAAGTGTAAATAGTATGGGGTGACTAGGAAAAATACATATTTTGCGGGTTTAATTTTATTTTTATTGTCTGCGTTTGCGGTAAACGCAGAAAGAGCTTACTCTCAAACGAGTTACTCTACTTCTGATTATGTTGGTTTCCACGTTGAGACTATAAAAGCTAATAGCTTTACTCACGTTGCATATAATGTTAGTAGAACTCCAAATGGTCGTCACAATCGCAGCATAAACGAGGCATTTGGACCTAATAATGAGATAGGTTTGGTTGCACATCCTTACTGGAGGGATGCTGACATAGTGTGGGTGAAGTATGGTGATGAGTGGATTCAGTTCTATTATAACGATCAAGACCTAATCAACGATCCCGAGGGACTTTCAGTAGGATGGAAGGGGGTTGGTTGGGGAGACACCGATCTTGGTGACTATTACATACCTGAAACCAGTGGCTTTTGGATTGAATCAAAGAGATCAGAGGATTATGTTGTTGCTTTTAGTGGATATGTCAGAAGGTTACCGATGGTATACAGGGTAACTAGAGGTTTTAATTCTTTAAATAGGGGCTATCCTATTCCGATTACTCTAGACCAGTCACTAATTCACAAATCCTCTGGCTTTAAAACAGGTATCAATGGAGATATTGTGTGGCTCCAAAGAGAAGACACAGGCAAATACGATCAATATTACTATTCTAATAAAAAAGAATTTCCATTTCTGCCTGATGGGTGGCGCAAGATAGGGTCAGAGATGGATGATGCGGGTGGTGATTACATTCCTTCTGCGTTTGCAATTCAAGTCAAGCACAGAGGAGGCAGAGTAACCCTGCATCCACCTGTTGATTTTGTTGGCAAAAAAACATTAACAAGAGTTGGTATACAACCACCGCCTGAGCCTCCATACATAACCCCTTTCATAGAGGTGTGGCCTAACGATTTACAGCCCTACTTCTACGCTTACTGGTATACCAATCAAAAAGTTAAATACACCACTGAGGTTTACGAACCTTGGAGCGGTTGGTTTACAATAAATGAAAGAGTTCCCCCGCATCCAAAGCCTAGCACATTTGATTTTGCTAGAATATTATCTTTAAGATGGGGAGTTGCTAGAATTATTTCAGAATGGTCTAATCCCATCGCACCACCCGACGAAAAATAGCCCAGATCGACTGCGATTTTGCCAAATAAGCGCGTAAAACCCCCAGATCGAATGATTTTTTTCCAAATAAGTGCGCGTAGATAGCCGAACATTTAAATTGATTCTTTTATTTTCGCTAATAACTTAATTTTATTTATTAGTTCTGACACGTTAATCACAGAAATCTTTTGTGTCGTTACGGTGAGTGGGTAATTCATCTCCGTATCTAATCTTATTCCTTCTTCTTTTATCTCTGGGTAGATAATCTCTGACACATAATCGTATAAACCTTTTCGTTTTAATATAGAATAATAGTAATCTATTTGTTCTTTCTGTGCCTCCACAATAACATCCATGCTGTAATCGAATCTCATCACGTTGGTGAGATACCTAAAATATAATCCTTCGTTTGTAGTGAGTGCAGAAACCACTATGAGGGTCATATATTTAATTACACAAAAGAAAAAAAAATCATTAAAATGCAAAAAAAGTCTTGCACCCCCTGTTTATATGGATATAATACCCAACATATGAACGAAACACCTAAGAAAAGAGGTCGCCCCAGAGGTTCCACTTCCTTTACTAGAGTCCTTCTCAGTGACCTAGCAAAGCAGTTGGGTTCTGAAGCGACCATAGTTGTCTCTAAACGTTGGTTGGAAGAAATTGGCTTGACTGTCGATCCCGCCCCTGTTAAAAGAGAACCTCTCCGTGAAGTAGCGGAACCAGAAGAGAAGATTCAATTCTCTGTAAACACGTTTGAGTAATGAGCGAAACCACTGATATGTTTGAAGGTCTTGTCGGACAAGACACTCTTAAGAGTCGCCTTAACTTTTATAGCGATGCTAAGAAAGCTACAGGCACACTCCCTTTTCTTCTGTTCAATGGAGCGAAGGGATTAGGTAAGACAGAGTTTGCAAAAGCATTTGCTAAGTCTCTGGGTAAACCCATGATCGAAATTAATTGTTCTACCATTCGTAATGCAGAGCAGTTCTTTGAACAGGTTTTTATTCCTGCGATTCTGGACAAGGATGTTACCATCCTGTTGGATGAGGCTCATGCCTTACCGAAAGATTTGGAAATGGCTTTTCTGACCATCTTCAATATCGAGGGTGCTAAGACCAAACGATTTGAATTTGGTGAATCCAGTCTCTTGTTTGAGTTCGAAAGGCAGACTTTCTTGTTTGCTACTACCGAACTGGACAAACTGTTTCCTCCTTTTAAGGATCGTCTTACACAACTGGACTTCGAACCATACAGTGGAAAAGAGTTGGGTAGCATTATCCAGAAGAAGATGGATTGGATTGACTTCAAGGATAACATCCTTGATGAAATCTGTGAGACGGTGAGGGGTAATGCTCGCTCCGCAATCAAACGTGCATTGGAAGTCAGTGCATATGCAGAGGTTAATAACACCTCCACTTTCGGTAAGAAAGAATGGAAGAGTTTGTGTGATCTCCTGGGTATCATGCCATACGGTATCAATGCCACTGAGTTGCAGGTCATGCGTATCCTCAAGGAACGTGGAGCTTGCACCTTGCAGATGCTCTCTGCTGTGACAGGGATGTCGAGAACAGCACTCCAGAAGGATGCAGAGGTCTTCCTGCTGAAGAACGGTTTCATGCGAATCGACGGCAAGCGGGAGATCACTGGCAAGGGAGCTAAAGCACTCGAAAGGATAAGCTAATGCCAAGAAAGAAAACATCATACTCTCTTCCCCCTACCATAACAGTGGGGGGTATGCAATTTAAAATTGTTTTAAAAGACATGGAGGACTTTGGGGAAATGGATTTTGATAAGAAAGTTATCTATATCCGCAAGGGACTGACTCAGGAAGAGGAGTTGGATACCTTGATTCACGAAGTCCACCATGTTGCTCTTGGTATCAGTGGCTTATCTAACATTATGGATGATGAGAACACTGAGGAGGCACTGGTCAGGATAGTAGACTATCTGGTCATGCCTATTGTAAAACAAGAATATAAAAGATTCATTCAAGGAAAATAAAAACCCTTGACTCTGAATTTAAATTAATTTAAATTACCGACATGAAGTTTAAAGTTACTTTTGAAGACGTAATCGAAGCTGAGACTGAAGAGGATGCTTACGCTGAGATGATAAAATATTGTCATGACATTGTCTATACTGCTGATGTTTCAGTATTTAATTTTGAGGAGATAAAAGATGAAGTATAAAACTGAGATTATGGAGATGGCAAGGATTGCTTGTGCAACCGTCCCCGATGATCTGCAAGATCAGATGGACATATCGGATGATTTCTTTATTGAGATTAGGGATTACATACAGGAGGAGATGAAGCAGGTGACTCCTGAAGTATTAACAGAATCTGTTTTAGAAGATATAAGCAACGATTATTTAGATGAAGTATAAAGTAGAATTAATAGTAGACGTTTCGGAGAGGCAACTGCAAGATGGGCATATCTACGATTGGAATTGGAATGATGTCATTGGACTTGATGAGGATGGTATAGTTTTAGATTCTAGATGCGAAGAGGTAAAAGAAGATGAATAAAACAGAAGATTTTTTAGCGAAGCTTGAGGAACTCCTTGAGAAAGAAG